GGCTTGACAGTCCTGAGTCCCCATTGCATATACGTGAAACGGCTGCATTACTAGACTCTACGTATCTAGAAATGTTAAGGCTGGAAGTAACTGATTCAGGTTATGGAAATGATATGGTTGCTGGGCATGGTCCTGGTATTACCTTCTACGTTGGAGAAACTCCAGGGGCAGTAGGATCTGATTGGGGCGGCACGATTGCAGTTATCAAAGAAAATGACGAAGATGTTTTTTCTGATGCTGCCATGGTATTTCATACATCAACTGACGATCAGACTCCCAGTAATGCTCGTGAAAAAATGCGAATTACCAGCCTTGGATTGGTGGGCATTGGAACTACTAATCCTCAAGCACAACTACACGTTGCTGAGAGTGGAATGTTTGGTAGTGGCGTTAGGATTACTGAAAATCTTCTTGTTAGTGGTAATGTGTATGCTAGTGGCGATGCTATAATTGATGGCAACTTGACTGTTCATGGTACACTGGACGCACATGTGGCAGACTTTAAAGTCACAGCAGACACAATGACCTTTGGCGATACATCTGCTGATAATGTTATTTTCAACGCATCTACAGCTTCTATCCCAAATAATTTACATTTCTCAGCGGGTAATATTTCACTTAGTAATAGTTTAATTGTTGGTCAAAACGTTTCTGTTACTGGTAATTTAAATACAAAAGGAAACGCTTCGGTTACTGGCAATTTAGATGTAAGTGGTGTGTCTACCTTTGATGGTCATGTTGGATTTACCAGTAATGCCCCTGTTGTAATGAGTGGTACATTAGGCGTATCTGGTGCGGCACAGTTTGATAACACAATCAATGCTTCTGGGGATGTTACACTCGGTAATGACCTTTGGGTAACCAACGATGCTACTGTTAGTGGTGTGCTCAATAGTAGTGGCACATTTAATGCCAGCGGCAATGCCTTTTTTGGTGCTGATGCTACCTTTGGTGGTGCATTGAATACTAATGGCATATTAAATACTAATAATACATTGAATGCTACTGGTGCATTGAACGTTAGTGGAATCGCTACTTTCGGCAACGCATTGAATGCTAGTGGAATCGCTACTTTCGGTAACGCATTGAATGCTAGTGGCAATGCTGCCTTTGGAGGCAGCACTACATTTGGCAGTGATGTTATTTTCAATACGTCAACAGTGGATGTTCCCAACGGTCTAATCTTCAACGGTGGCAATGTAGGCATTAGTGGAATATTGAAAGCTAGTGGCGATGTGCATGTCAGCGGCAATGTCGGTATTGGAACGTCTAGCCCATCGCAATTATTATCAATTTTGGGTACTTCGGCTCAACTTAGAATAGCGACACCAACTACTGCCACAGATCCATCTTTATTTTTGAGTGGTGGAACAGACACAACCTCTGTGATTGAGGGTTTAAAAATATGGTATGATTATTCTTCAGGGGCATCTTATATAGACAACCTTATTAATGATGCGGCTGGTGATCTTTATATTCGTACAAGAACTGCTGACACTCCTGTTAATGCTATAACTATAGAATCTGCAGGCAATGTCGGTATTGGAACTACTACTCCTGATGCAAAATTCCATGTTGCTGGCAGTGTCGGTATTGTTGGAAATACTGTCGCTAGTGGCACTTTGGGAGTTAGTGGACTAGCCACTCTTAATGGTGGACTAGACACATATAGCGGTGGCATATCATCTAATACAATCATTAACGCTAGTGGTCACATGGTTGTACCGGGATATACCGATGAAGACGCAGTGATCGCTGCTTGGCCCCCTTCTACGCCTCATAGTGGCATATTGGTGGTTGGTGGCACATCTCTTATGTGGTGCGATGGAACAAATTGGTTAAGCGGAGTATTGGCTTAATACATTAAAGACTGAAATAACTTAAACCTTTGGAGAGATAAATGTCAAATTCAATAAAACCAGCCAGTAGCTCCATTGTAGCTATCAATAATGGAGGAGCCTCTCTTGGTAGTATGAGTCTAAAAACTGGTAATACGCACGTATTATCGCCATACCCCGGAACAACTGAAGTACTAACTTCCGGGAGTATGAACTCTACTTACTTCTATAGGTTCAATAGCGAAAATGTTACCACTGTGCCATTCGGTACTACTGGTGCAGAGACTGTCACAGTTGTTGATGCTATAACTAATCACAGTATCGAAGTGGTCAGTTATGTTGTTGTAGCCAGCGGAGAAAGTCAAGTTAAATTTCTTTCTAACACTACTCCATTAACGAGTGGTATGCAATTAGGTGATAATGGTGGCGTATCTAGTACCAATAACGAAGGCTTAATGAGGACTTCAGACGGCGAAGCTCTTAAATTTAGTAGCAGTACAGCTTCTACTTTGATGGGCGGTCATGTTTCTTATAAGGTAGTCTAATGCCAGTTACAATACCAGAAAGCGTTTTCACGAAATATTACGATGTTATCGATTCCACTTTTACTATCTTTGGCGTTACTTGTCAACTTGTTTATATAGAAAAAGTGGAAGAGATTTCAAATTCGTTTGATAATGTTCCTCAAAGTAAGTCTATCAATATGCATAGACGAAATGAGGATGAATATAGGCGACAAGACAAGGTTATCCGCGAAGTAGAAAAGCTAGAAGATATTAACTTAAAAGTATATTGGGAACGTAAAGATTTTACTAAGGTTGCAAATGACATATCTCTTGCAGACAATTCAATTCAGACGATTTTCTTTGCTACAGATTTAGCTAAGATCAAACGAGCTAAAGAGCTTATAGTACATAAGGGTATTAAAGATTCTCAAGAAATGACATTTAAAAGAGGTGGTGAACCATTTCCAATGGGACTGAGAAAAAACCGTTACTTTGGTTGTTTTTGGGAGCGTTCATAGTGGGTCTCAGAATAGTAGATAGTTTTTCTAATATAAAGAAAAAGATAGATACTGTTATTGCTGGTCATATGAATAAAAAAATTCAAAAAAATAAGAGCAGAGCTGAAAGACAAATAAAGGGTTTAATAAGAGGATGGATAGAAGAGCAACCGGAGGTAGCTAGTTTAAGAGATCAAGGGGGGTTTGGTAGTTTAAACGCACAATTTGGATTGCCGCCGGGTGTTCCTGATATAGCAATAGAAGCAATTATACAAGCATTAATAGCGTCTATAGAAGTATTATTTACTAGGGTGGACAATAAATTTCGGGGCAAGGTAGAGTTTAGGATACGGGGACAAGTTATACTGAGTATATTAGATATACCGGAAGGAACTGTCATAACAGAAAAGGGTGCTGATCTTAATTGGTTACAATGGTTATTAACTCGTGGTATTGAGACAGTAGTTTCAGGTTATAAGTACGTACCTGGTGCTCGTGGTAGGTCTGGTGGTGGAACTATGATGGGGGGTTCTTCCTTTAGAGTGGAGCCAATCTCATTCACCGGAACAGTCAATAAGAACTTTATTACCAGGGCTTTTGCTGGTAGGGACAAGGAACTCTCAAAGGTTCTTCAGGTTTTACTTAAGGGGTAAGATGAGTTATTTTAGTCCACTAAAGGGAATTAACAGTGTATTTGACTACACTCTGAATAATGATATTCAGGATGGATTAGTTGAGTATTTTGACTGGGGTTTGCTGGAAAAGGGTAACTATTTTAATGTAACCAAAGGTGAATCATCACCCAATGGTCAAGATTATAGCAGGCTTAGATTATCATCAAACGATCAGTACGACGCTGGGCAAGTTTGGGAGGGTTTTAGAAAAAACTGGATATGGCAAAGTGGAATCAGTTATAGTCCAGCACCAATAGTTGGGACAAATGATACAAAACCGGGTATATCTGGAGTTTATGTAGATGGTGCCTTTAAGTCAAGTACAAGTGTGGGCACTTATGCTCATTATGTGGATTATTTCGACGGACGAGTAGTGTTTGATACAGCTATTCCTACAGGATCTGTAGTACAGGCTGAATTTAGCTACAAATGGATCAATGTTTTATTTGCAAACAATGTGCCCTGGCTAAGAGAAGTGCAAAAAGATACATCTCAACCAAATAGCACTTTTAATGATGTAGGTGATGGTGAGTGGGATGTCCCACCAGAATTAAGAATACAATTACCAGCAATAGCTGTGGAAATAGTTCCAAGAAGGACATTTAAAGGCTACCAGCTTGGTGGCGGTCAATGGGTATATACAGATGTTTTATTCCATTGTTTAGCAGAAAGCGATATTACTAGAAATGCTTTAGTAGATATTGTCTCTCTGCAAAGTGATAAGAATATACACCTGTTTAATAGTAATGATATAAATACAAATACCGATTTTCCATTGGATTATCGTGGCACTCCGGTGTCTGGAGCACTTAGGTATCCAAATTTAGTAGAATCTTATAATGGTGGGCTATTAAGGCTTACCAATTCTACAGTACAGGAAATGACTCTGTTTGGTGGAGAGGTTTATGGCGGAATAGTTAGAATGACTACTGAAGGCATTAAATCCAATATATAGAGCATTTTAGTGTATAATTTAATAGAAAATCTTTAAACTAAAGGAGAGATTAATATGGCTGATCCTAATAGCAGAATTTTTTACGCCTGTCAAGCGGTGGGCATTGCCGATATGGGGCACGCTGGAACTGCGGGGGGAAGTACGTTAGCAAGCAGTGGCTGGGCTACGGATAAGATGGTTCACGGCGTTCAAGCTGTTGGTACTACTACCACTTTTAATCCTGAACAGGCTTTTGAACTTGGTCAGGTTGAAATTTATGAAAATGTCGAAGGCACACCCGATGTAGAGCTTACACTATCTAAGATTATTGATGGATATCCATTGATTTATCATATGGCAACTACGGGTGTTGCAGGTGCTTTAGCAGCGGGGTCTGGCCTTGTAAATAGATCAAAACAACGGTGCGATGTCAGGATTGGTATTTTCCCAGAAGAAAATAACAATGTTGCTGGTGCTGCGGATGCTGCCCAGGTCGAAGTTTTCTGTTCTGGAATGTTTGTTTCCTCTATAGGTTACACATTCCCGGTAGATGGTTTTGCAGAAGAATCTGTGACATTTGTTGGTAACAATAAACAGTGGCTAACGACTGATGCGGGTGGACGAAAGCTACAGAGTCTCTCCGTTGCTAATTTTGATGGTGATGATTCACCATTAGCACTTGGTATTCCAACAAGTCCTTCAGGTGGTGTTCAGAGACGTGAAGACTTCTTGATGCAGCACTGTATCATCCCAGCTTCAGTTAGGGGTGTTATTGGTACTGGTGTTGGTAATGGATTGAATGCTCACGACAGTACGTTTAATCCCGCAAGTGGAAATGCCGTACATCTCCAGAATGTCTCCATTAATACAGACTTCTCACGAGAAGACATTTTGGAACTTGGTAGAAAGACTCCATACTACCGTCCTGCTAACTTCCCGATTGAAGTGACCTGTGAGATCGAAGCTGTCACTACTTCGGGTGACTTTGTCTTCGCCTATGAAGAAGGTAATCCTGCTTTGTATACTAGTACTTCTTCTGGTGATAACACATCTGAAGAAAACATTTTCATTCGACTCAGGGGTGGACATGCTTGGGACTTGGGTGCTAAGAATCGACTCACAAGCGTTAGTTATGGGGGAGGCGATGCCACAGGGGGTAACGTGACTACTTCTTATAGCTATACGAACTTTAATGATCTCGATGTGCAGTTCGAAGGTGATTACATCGGCTTTAACTCGATTTAAGATTAGCGGGATATAACCGCTAAGGAACAACGTGGCGATTTGCGATAGCTATCATGGGACAGGCAAGTGTATCGCACGTTAGGAAGGACTTTATTATGTATAATTATACTCCTGCCCATAGGGTTCTGTAATGAAGCAATATGAGCGGGAGTATTTTGTATCAAGAATCAGGTCTGGGATTTATATTGTTGATTACAATGGTGTCAAACTTAAGATACTACCTCACACAATAGAAGATGAATTTGAGGCTAATCAAGTTTATATGGATGTATTCAATCGTGCAGCCGAAGACGAGATTAAAACATTCGATGAGATGCATGAATGGGCGAAAGATAAGGGGTTTTGGACAGAAGAAGACGATAAACGCGAAGAGGGCTTTAAAAAGGATTTGGATAGATTAAGAATAGAAATATTCAAGGCGAGAAATAATGAATCTCAAAGGGAACACATTCGTAAGTACATACGGGCTGGAGAAAAACAACAGCTAGAGCATCTCAGTAAAAAATATGTTTATCAAGAGAACACCTGTGAAGGGTTGGCTATCTTGGAGAAATCTCTTGAGTTGATACGTAAGTGTACTTATGTAGGGAAAGAATTATTTAATTTTGGACCAATAGATATTAAAGGAATATGGGGTAGTGTAAATAGTCAGACATGCGATGATAAACAACTTAGAGAACTAGCGAGATCAGAACCGTGGAGATCTATTTGGTTATTAAGAGACTCTCAGACATATGGCCTATTTCACAAAAATGGCAGGGAGTTGACTACAGAACAGAGAAATCTGTTGATGTGGTCTAGGATGTACGACAATATTCAGGAGTCAATGGACTGTCCATCGGATGATGTAATAAAAGACGACGACATGTTAGATGGATGGTTTCTAATGCAACAACAAAAAAGAGATAAACAAAAGGCAGAAGCTGAGTTTGAAAGCACGGCCAGTTCAAAAATAAGTAATTCTGATGAAATCTTTATGATGGCTGGGTCTCAAGAACAGGCCGATAAGATAGAGAGTATAAACAGCTTGTCTGGTAAGATGAGAAAAAAAGAAAGATTAGCAGTTATACAAAATAAAGGTTCTGCGGAACAGCATGATTTTAGAGACGAACGGTTAAAATTAAGACAGCAAAGTAATCAACAGTTTAAGGATAAGTTTAGGAGGTAAGTATGGATGAGTTTAATAGACTTATTAAGCAGAGTGCTGAGTATAAGAAAACAAGAGAAAGTGATTTTAAGAATGATTCTAAGGACAGGTTATCTAAGGTTCTTAGAAAAAAAGTTGAGACCACTATGATTGGTGCTCTTAGCTCTGTAGAAGAACATCTGGGGTTTTTGTGGTCGGGCGATGGCGGTGAGTTAACCGAACAGCAAAGGGCGATGTACGATATTTATCAGAAGATTAGATCAGATATCTTGGATAAAGGTAATGCTCAAGCAAGAAACATAGACGCCGAACTTAATCAATACGATGTTAAATGGTTAAGGTATTCAATGGATATTCCCGTAGTAAAGTCTAATTAATAAGAATTTTAAGGAAGGACAAGCCATGTCTAAAAAAGAATTTGTAGAGGTTGAAGTAAAACAGGAAGATGGAACTACTAAGAAAGTTTCTATTTATGTGCAAAAACCAACTAACAGTATTATTTCAGGATCAGATAGGCACAGGGCTAAGATTTGGAATCAATGTTTAGCCGATGGTATCTTGACGAAGATGGAACTTGGGAAAGGTATGAAAGAACGTAATGTATGGAACGAAGACAAGGAGAAAGAACAGACAGAGATAATAAGGCGAATTTCTGAGATTGAAACAGACCTGTATGTTGGCGGCGACGGTAAGAAGAGAACGGTCTCCATAGGCAAGGATATGGCTATCGAGATGAGGAAATTAAGAATTGAGCTTAGAAGCCTTATGGGTGAAAAGATTTCTCTGGAAGAAAATACTGCAGAGGCGATTGCTGAAAATGCTAAGTTTGATTATCTAGTGTCGGAATGTACAAAATACGAAAACGGTGAACGTGTATATGAATCGCTGGATGCTTATAACTCTCAAAGTTCTGATGAAATAGCAGTTGCAGCCGCAACTAAGCTTGCACAAGTGCTGTTTGCATTAGATGAAAATTTTGAGAAGAATCTTCCTGAAAATAAATGGTTAAGTCGTTATGGTCTTACTAATAAAGATGGACACCTAGTCAATAAAGAAAATCAGATGATAGATACTACTGGAAGACGCATTAATAATGAAGGTCGTTATCTAGATGAAGATGGAAATTTTGTAGACGTAAACGGTCATAGACTTGAAGAAGATGGAACTTATATTCTTACAGCCGAATACGAAGATGATACAGAACCGGCAAAACCGGTAAAGAAGAAGACGACAAGTAGAAAGAAAACAGTATCAGCGGATAGCTAATGGTTAGTGCCATCATTTTTATAGAGAGACGTTTAGATGGCCGAGAAGTTTATTTTAACGGCACAGCTTAATCTACAGGGTCCACGTTCCGGACAAGTACGTCAAGTTTTAAATCAGATAAATAACGGTTTATCGGATGTTAAAGTTGATGTTAAACTGGATGGTGCTACCCGTGCTGCTGCAGATATTAAGAAAGTAAAAACAGCGACTGATGCTGCAAGTGCATCTGCTGATAAGTTGAGTAAGTCCTTTCTTGCTGTTTCTAGAAGATTTGCGGCCTTTGCGATTGCTACAAGGGCTGTTAGTCTTTTGTCTAATAAACTTGGTGGTGCTACTGAAGAAGCTATTAAATTCCAGCGTGAAATGAATAAGATACGGCAGGTTACCGGAAAAACATCTGGTGAACTTAGGTTTCTCGAAAAAGCTATTACGCATCTTTCGACCTCCTTGGGCGTTTCATCTAGTGAATTAACTAATGTTGCTAGGGTCTTGTCGCAAGCTGGCTTCAGGGCTAACGAATTAGAAACAGCATTAGGTTCTCTTGCCCGAACAGCATTAGCACCGACCTTTGAAGACATTAGTAAAACCGCCGAAGGTGCGATTGCTATTTTCAATCAGTTTGGTAAAGGGGCTGCTGCATTAGAGGGACAACTTGGTGCTATTAATGCTGTTGCTGGTAAATTTGCCGTTGAATCAGGAGACCTGATTGGCGTTGTCCGACGTTCCGGCGGTGTGTTTAAGGCTGCTGGTGGTAACTTGAATCAACTTATTGCATTATTCACTTCTGTTAGGTCTACAACACGCGAAAGTGCTGAGAGTATTGCTACGGGTCTTAGGACTATCTTTACCAGAATTCAGAGACCGAAAACTATTGAGTTTCTTAAAGAATATGGGGTTGAGCTAAAAAGACTTGACGGTAAATTTGTAGGCCCATACGAGGCTGTTAGGAGATTAAGCAAAGCGTTTAAAGAGTTTGAGGAAGGTGATATTAGGATTACTAAGATTGGTGAGGAATTGGCTGGATTCCGCCAAATTGGCAAGGTTATCCCTCTGTTACAACAATTTGCAGTAGCAGAAGAGGCAAGACAAGTAGCATTAGCTGGTGGACAATCTCTTACTGAAGATGCTGCTACGGCCCAAAACACATTAGCTATTCAAATTACAAAAGTTAAAGAAGAATGGCTAGCATTAGTTAGAAGTTTTGCTGATACTGGTACATTTAAAGTTTTAGTATCTACCACATTGCAATTAGCTACGGCACTAGCCAAGGTACTTGAAGCGTTGAAGCCGCTACTACCAGCAATAACTACATTAGCTGGTATTAAGTTGGGTGGTCTTGCTGTGGGTGCTTTAGGTGGCTTAAGAAAGAAAAATTTCGGTGGTCCGGTTAAGCTTGCTAGTGGAGGTGTTGTTCCGGGTACTGGTAACCGAGACTCTGTGCCTGCGATGTTAACTCCGGGTGAGTTTGTTATTCGTAAAAGTAGTGTCGGTAAAATTGGTTCTGGCAATCTTGCTTCTATGAACAAGTATGCTACTGGCGGTCCCGTTGCTGCTGAAAGTATGCCGGGTGCAAAATTTCAAAAAAGAATCATAAGAAGATCAGGAGCAGCAGGTCTTAATCAGCAGGCGGGAACTAACCTAGATACAAAAACTAGATTTAATAATTTTGATCAATTAGACATACGTAGTTTCCATAAAGAAGATATAGCATTTGAGCAGTTAGCAGATGGAACATATAGAAGACAGGGTGGTCAGGCATTTCGGTTAGGAAATACCAACACTCCGCCAGCTAATTTTAGTGGTCCAGAGTTTGAAAATGCTTTGATAGCATCCAAGACGATGAACAAAGCAAAAGGAGTTGGTGGTGTCAATAGATTTGATGGGAAAACAAATGATGGTAGATATGTAGAAGCAAGATCAAGAGGCGAGCGGACTTCCAAAAGAATGGTTCTTGGTAAAGCTTATGGTGAAGCTATAAACACAGGCAAGATCCCTCTACAAACATCTATAACTGCAAGGAAAAACGAGGCAGTATTAAGTTTAGACGCTATCCTTTTAGAAAATGCTTCAAAATTACAAGCAAAGAAACTACAAAAAGAAAAAGACAAAACAGCAGCAGCAGCAGGAGGAAAAAAGACAAAGAGAGCAACTGAGAGAGCAACTGGAGGAGGTATTTCTGGTTCTGATACTGTTCCTGCCATGCTTACTCCCGGTGAATTTGTTATTAACAAGAAATCTGCAGGTGCAATCGGAACCGCAAATCTTAACCGCATGAATAAGCGTGGCGTTACTGGGTTTGCGGCTGGCGGGCGTGTTGGTGGTATACAGAAATTTGCTGGAGGCGGTATTGCTGCAGCAGGTGCGGGAATGCTGGGCTTGTCCATGGCTGGTAGTATGCTTAGTCCAGACACTGACGAAACTTCTGGAGCGTTTGATACTCTTAATGCGGCTATGACTGCTGCAATTGGCCAATTCATCTTGATGAAGGCAATCCTTGCTGCTACCAGTGGTGAATTGGACAACCCCGAAAAGCCAAAGCCAGATGGCGATGGAGGTGAATCAGGTAAAGGAATAAAAAAAGCATCCAGAGATTTAATAAAATCGTCCAAAGGTTTAAGAGGAGCAGCCTCACAATTAAAGAAAGTTGCTGGAGGTTTTACGGGACCAGTACATGCATTAGAAGAAGTAGCAAAAAAAATGTCCGCATCCTTTGATGCAGCATCTCCCGTCGCAGCTACAGATGATGACTTTGGTACAGGTGTTTTCCCTGAAGAAGGTGCTTCAAGCGATGATCCATTAAAGAAATCAGCAGGTGCGTTACTAACAGCAGCAGGCGATTTAACAAAATCATCGAATGTGCTACAAAAAGCGGCAGGTGATTTAGCGAGTGTGGCAGCAGCCAGTAATACAAAAGATGCCAAGCGGACTGGTAAAGGTATGGATGTAGCCGCGATGGGGCAAGACAAATCAACTCGTAAAGCAGCCGGAAAAAAGATGGATGCAAGAGTTGCGGAAGATGCGAAACGCTTTACGGAGGCTCCTGGAGCACCTAAGCTTTCGCGATTTGAGATGATGCAAGGAGGTTTGAATGCGACTGGTCTGGGTCGAACCAAGGAAACGCCGGAAATCTCTAAAGAGGCTTTGGCGAGAACTGGTAGAGGAGCCGTGAGTCCTGCAGCATTGGCAGGTGCCGGTATAGATCCTAAAAAAGCAAGTCGAGCCCAAGTAGGTGGAGGGTTTGGTTTTGCGTCTAGCACATTGGCTGCGGGCGAGGATGGCGAAGTGCGTTTCCGCAATAAGGCTTCTGATAGGGCGGAATTAGCAGTAGCAGCACCACCAGCTCCATCAGCAGAAGAATCGGCAGCGACAAGAAAAGGAAGAAAAAGAGAAACACTAACGTCCGGATTTACTGAGGATACAAAAAGGGCCGATCTGCTCGATATTGATTTTGAGAACGATGAAATACGTTCGGCACCAGTAGCAAAACGAAAGACTGGTCGGGAGCGGGTGGAAGCAATAGCAGCAGAAGACGCACGGGTTGCAGCAGAAAGAGGTCCAGCTAAGGCTTCTGATGGGGATGACTTTGGGGCAGGGCTCGACATAGAACCGGCAGGTGGTACTTCAGCCGAAACTGAAGCTACAAAAGCATTGACTGAAGCGAAGATTAAAGATGCCGAAGCGACCACTAAAAATACCGAAACGAAGATTGAAGCCGCTGAAACCACCACCAAAGCTACAGATGCCACAAAAGAGAAGATGAAACTATCTAAAGAAGAAATGGCAATCGCAAAGACGATGAAAAAGGGCGGTGCTAGTACTGGCGATATCAAGACCAGTATAACGGATATGAGAGAATCCAGAGATAAAATAAAAGGAGGAACCACAGAAGAAAAAGCAATGGCAAAGGACATGAAAAAGGAAGGCTCTACTGCTAAGGAGATCAAGGAAACTATAATGCATTTGAGAAAAGCAAATGCTGCACGCAAAGAAGAGCTAAAAGTCATTAACAGAACTAAGAAAGCGTTGTCTGAGTATAGAAGTCATTTAGCGAAGGCTAGTCCAGCCGTAAGAGGGTTTAAAAAATCAGTCACTGCTGTCATAAATCCAATCAAAACGCTTAAAGCAGCCGCTGAAAG